TGAGAAATAAACTCTTTATCACCTAAATCACTCCATATAACTGATGATCCAGTTCCTACAGTTAAATTACCTCTACCAACAATTGATAATGATTTCGTTGGGTTATCTGTTCCAATACCAACATTGCCCCCATCTTTTACAAAAATCCCATTTCCACCGTCATCATATAATTTTAACCCGTCACCGTCCCTGGCCCTGACCTGATCTGTGGCAATATACTGCGCGTTGTCCTGAGTAAATGAACTTGTCACGTCTATATGCTCATCTGCTACATAATCAGCAAAACTGTCATGGGATAAAGCGTAAATATTGGAGGGGGTGGTTATGGTGATATCGTTAAATATTACATCTGATGTGGTCTTTATAGCCTGATCCTGCCCGTCGAGATAAGCAAACTCATTTGTATCAAGGGTATTTGCGCCTATAATAAATGATATGCCTGTGATTGCTCCAGCGCTTAATGATCCCGTTGCCGTAATAGCACCCGCGCTATCAATTCTTAATCTCTCGGTAGGAACATTGTCGTCCGCTCCATCATTGGTATAGAAGATTAAATCTCCTTTCTGATCATCCCCTGTGCCATCGTGTGAAGCCTGAATTATTGCAAGGTTTGATTCTTCTGTGCCACTTTGTTCTCCCTTAAAAATTATCTGGCTCTCTCTACCACCTTCCCCGTCTTCTTCTGTGGTATTGTGGAGGGTCAAATAGGGAGCCGTACTATACACTAAGGATGTATATGATAATATTCTGCCTTGAACAGTAGAGTTAGCGTACGAAGTAAAACCACCTCTGGCCTCCAGTACCCCGGAACCTGTTATCCTCATCCTAAGGGTAGCAGGTAAACCACCGGTAGCAGGTAAACCACCGCCACCATCTGCACCGTAAATATCAAAATGTGCGTTGTTCTTTATATACCAATCCCATTTACCAGCATACCTACGCTCAAGCAGAATACCTACTTTCCCGTCTGTGTCTCGGCCTACGGTTAATTGTGGCTCATCGTCACTGGTAACGCTTAAACTATTACAGCCAAGTGTCCCGGTAGTTTTTAAATTCTCATCCGTATCAGTCCAATCTATATGCTCATCTGCTACAAAATTGAGCAAAGCATCATGATCGATGATGGAATCCTCATGGATAATGAGGTTCATATTTCTTGTAGGACGTCCCAGGGACAATATTTACTCCTTTTTTATACTGCCGTTCTCTTGAAATTTACAGTTAATTGTAACGGATCAGTGTCAAGAGCGGCTTTTCTTATTAATTCCGCTCTCCTTTGAATATACCTTGCTTCTTCTCTGTCTGCTCTTGAGTCATCATCAAAATCATAAATGAAAGAACGTGCCCCAAAGATAAGCACATCATGAAAATTGGTATGAAATATCGGTTTATCTGTATCAGCTGAAAGTCTGGTAAGGTCTTTGGTGTAGTCAATGGGTAAAATAATTACCCTTGATGGTGCGGGCCAAACAATAATAGTGTCTTTGTCTTTGTAGCACCAATACCGAGGATCTTGGATAACAACCGACCCATCACTATAAGGACTTGATAACTGTAATTCTTGCATTTTACGAAAACCAATTTTTATCATTTGCTCAGGGCTTCGATATTGACCTATAGACACAACCTCAACACAATCATCAGGAAGGTCAATTTCATCCTGATAAATCACATAAGATAACTCATCACCAGCATCTTCATTACAAGCCATGGTTAAGGTGAACACTGTTCCGGAGGTGTAATTATCAAGAACATAGACCTCAGAAAAAGAATCAAGTTTAAATTTTCTTCCCTCCATGGCTTCAGTCCATACCGTATCGGTTCCAGCCAAAGCCGTTGTTCCATCTACTTCGACTGTTCCTGTAGAATAAGACGCCACTGTCTCTAAAGTAGAATTTCCTCTACCGAATATTGGATCACGATGTCCTAAAAGAGAAAGAATATTCTCATATCTCTGATTGATATTCTTCTTTACTTCGATAAGCAAATTAGCATCTGCACCAGTTAGGTCTCTATGATGTAAACCCTTCATTGCAGATTCATATATTTCTTGAAAATCCATTTTTTTCCCATAACACATAAAAAGAAGGGAGGGATAACCTCCCCCCCTATATTTTTATTGTCCTGAATATTTACACTCACACTTAGCTAAAATAGTGTTTAGCTTAGTAACTATTTTCGTTAAATCTACCTGGCCAACAATTAATACCTTTTTCCCATTACAAGTAGGGCAAGGATCGATAAAATCACCGCCAGCTGTAGGATTTGATCTTTTGTAGATACCCTCGCCATTACATTTAGGACAAATTTGCTCAATATTGCATTTCATCAGGCGTTCACCTCTAAGGCAATCCCCACAGTATTTTGAGCAGGAACAGCTCCTTGAACATAGATATTAAGATTAGCTCCGCCCAATAAGGTTACATTAACAGCAGATGGATCAACAATAAGCACATCTCCTGTTGTTTGAGCTGCTGCAAAATTTACAGCGTCAGCCGGATCTGCCGTAGCTAATACACAATTCCAGAAAATAGGACGAATAAGTACTAATCTTCGTTCAACATCAGTTGCATTATGGCCGTAAAAAAAACATGCATCAACATGAGCAGCTTTATGTAAAAAAGTACAATCAACAAAAGAACCATCCCGGCAAACTTTCCCCGTAACCGTTTCACGATCAAGTTTTACATTTGGTCTCTCTACACCGGAAGCCCCACGTTCATTTACTAAATCACCAAAAGTACAGCCATAGAACTGTGAGCTGTCGCCATTCATAAGAACCTCTGCCGTTAAATTAGTAGTAAGAAGAGATGATTTGTAAAACTCACAATAATGATAACGGGTGTACTCACCAGCTTCTTCAACACAATGCAATGCTTCATCTTTAGTGTTGCTATTCATAAATTTAATACCGGAAAAGGTATTTCTTACTCCTGTAACCCGTAAAGTCGCGGTATCTGTGGCAACAGTAGTAACTCCTAAACTAACTTTTGCTCCACATCCATATCCAAGACCAGGGAATGGGCCGTTTACGCCAACTACATGAATACGGTTTTTACTCCATGTAATCATCGCCGTTTCAACGACTGTAGAATCTCCATCAATCAAAATAAGATCATTGTTATTAGTAGTACATTTTTCGTAAGCCTTGCTTAAAGTTTTCAGGGCTGTCTCTCTGCTGGTACCATCTACAGAATCAGATCCGTTTCTGTAATCTACAAAATAGACATTCCCAAAAGTAGCCGGTAACCCGCTGAGAACAGGTACACCAAAAGAGGTAATTCCATTTGGAAAATTTGTAAGCATTTTTTATTACCTCCTTATTGTCCTGGTGATCCCCACCAAGTACGCCAATCAAAGTGGCCCAAAGCAGCCCTGAACTTTCCAACCGTAATTCCTACACCTTCGTCGATATCGGTATCATGTGATGTGCCGAAAGGCTTCCGGTCATACCACATTAATTTTGATTTGCCAGGATCTGATCCCATAAACCATGCTTTAGGATCTGACAGGTGATGCCAGGTTATACCACGCAGGCCCCTCTTCTTTACAGAGTTAATATCGTTATTAGCGCTATTAGTCTGTTGCTGGGTATTGAGGACCTTATCAACTTTCCATTGAAGCTTTGTGGGATGAAGGATGATCTTTGGAATAATATTCAACTTCCTGCCTCGATGATTTACTTGATAAGTATTGTAATCATCAATAGCTAATTCAAGCGCCGACTCACTAAAGCTAGTTCCAGTAGTTGGCTCATTCTTTGTGGTGCCTCCAAGGATCGGATGTGCATCACTAAAGAAGGCTACACCATCAGCACAGTCTGTAGTTGATGTAAAGCCGTTGTTGAATTTGGAAACTGCAATCAAATCAGGGGTCACAGCAGCACTATTTCCAAGGGCCTTTGCTGCATCTTCCATAACACCTACCTGGTCATCTTCAAGACACTCTTCAGACATTTTGTACTTCAAGGCATATGTATAAACCGTTAAACGATTATCATACATCTGGTACATACGATCAAGAGCAGTTGCTTCGGCCTCTTCTTTCTTTTGCAGAAGACCAAACCCGGACATCCCTGTGCCCTCAATATATGGTTTTTTGGTACTACGCACATTAAATATTTCTCGATAAATTGGATCATACTCATCCCACTCTTCAAAAATCATCATATCCATGAAGGCGAGAAACTCACCGAATAGATCCGTAAATTGATTTCTTAACATCGTAGACATTTATTATCTCACCTCCTCGTTATATACCTGTTGTGGATTTAAGAGTGTGTTCATTAAACATAACTGTCCAATCACAATTATCTCCGTAATCATTCTCCTCACCGTCAGGATAACGAGTCTTAGCTTTACCCATAATCCTACAATTAGCCGTTGATGCCGTTATGCCATCTGCTGCTAATTCCATATTTGACTCATCAGTGCTAGAACTCTCATCGGTAAAATCAACATTAGCACCTTCAGCCGCTATAGTAAGAGTTTCCGCCGCATTATCTTGAATGATAAATCTCTGCATTGGATCATCATAAACCCAAAGCGTGCCGCCTGTGCTGGCTGCAATAGCGTTTGCTGCTACACCTAAAATAGCCGTATCACCACCAGACGCTAGTTCAACATATCCACTTGTGACTTTCTCCACCGCTGATCCTGCTTTGATTGCCGTTGCATACGTACTCAATACCTGGTAAGGATTGCACCCGTAATCCCGGCCTGTTGGCCGAAACCCTAATGGTGTGTCTCCATTGGCAGCTAATCCGAATACCGTAAATCCGAATACTGCTGAAAATAATTTTAGAATTAAACACATAATTTCTATCTCCTGTTCATAGTTAATCCGCCCGAAACTCTTATGAGATCAGGCAAAATACCTTGTTCTCTAAGTTTTTCCTGCATAGCTTCTGCTGCTTGCTTAACGTCCTGAAGGTCTCTCAAGGGAGCGTTTCCCTTATCCAGATAATGCTTTTCTCGTAATAATGCCATTTCTTCAGGCATTTTTCCAAGTACCATAGTGCCGGCTCTTACTTCTGTACCACCTGGGGTTACTGACGCATGTGTCATAAGATTTGAATTAGGATTGGCTGATCTTGCTTTCATCGGATTATTTGCCCCGTGGTCAATATCCCATCCATCCAAATTCCCTTTTTTTACATCGTCATCATCAAGCCAATAATAGCGCATGCCAGGTTCAGGATTTATAACTTCCCTCGGATCTCTTTCCTGCCATACAGGAACATTAATCCTTTGTGGTTCAGATGCCTTAATTTTTGGGATAGCCTCTGCTGAGGTGGATGGAGCTGCTGCTAAATTGTTAGTTTGTTCTTTACTCATTTTCTTCTCCCGTATAGAGGCGTACCGTCTGCCCTCACATATTTGGTTGCATTATTTTTCATAAATGCTGTTACTTTATCAGGGTCCAAATTTAAAGTATCAGCCCAACTTGCCTGCCGTGCTGAAAGGGTGTATGTTGGTTGTTGTGGCGCCGGCGGGGCTATTCTCTGAATACTTGGTATTGGTGGCCTTGTAGTTGGCAATGGAGCATTTGGCGCTGTATTCTGCTGAACATTCTCAGGCAAAATTCCACACTTCTGAGCAGCGATTGCTGCCGTAGCCTCTAAAATATATGGGTCTGCTGTCTGTGGATTAATTCCCCTGGTATAACACTCAGAAGTAAACTGTTGATGAAGCAACGACGTATTATCATTCATCTGCGGATATAAACCAAATATTCTGCCAGCTGCTTTCTCTCTTTCTGTTTTTAATGTAGTTTCCTTAAACTCAGACCTTAAAGCATCAATATCAGCTTTTCGTTGTCTTGCATTATCTTTCCTGATCCACTCCAAAGCCAACTGCGGGTCTTCAAACTCAGGCATCTCACTGTCTTGTGGCTGCGTTACTTGTGGCGGTGCCTGCTGCTGCAAGACTGTCTGTATTTGCTGCTGCTGAAATTGCAATTGTTGTTGCAATAATCCATTTTTACCCTCTGACTCCTGATACTTTCGTCTATACATAGCTGCCTCATTTTCAGGGGGAATCCCTTGGGGTACTTGCTGTATAGGCTCCTGTACAGGCTCCTGTCCACCTTCGGGCACTTGTGGTATTTCGGCCACGCCCGGTATCGGTGGTGGGTCTTGATTCTCTACCGGGGGGGTTTCCGGCTCTACCGCCCTCTGTGGAGCTTGGGGCGTTCCCTGCTCCGTTCCTTCTTTTAACGCCCTGAATTCTTCTATTTCCATGACACCCTTCTTTTTTTAACAGATTAAAAATAAAAAAACCCTTGCCAAGACCTATTAAGTCTCGCCAAGGGTTCTGGTTTATATACCTTTTAAGGGATAAACTGAATTGCCCTGAATATTTATTTTACTAACTCAAGAACCTCTTTTTCTTTCTCAGGTACTTCCGGTACTTCTTCCTCCTTTCTTAGCTCTATGCTGTAAGTCGTGGAATGATTTTCTTGATTCGTATGTTTTTTTACTTTGGCTCCGTCTACAATTTTACGATCTTCCTCAGTAATAGTTACCTCCCCGCCATTCTTATACGCCATCAAAACGCACAAATTAACAATCTCGTTCATTAACTGATTTTTACCAGTTAGTTCATTTATAGCAAAATTCTGTTTTGCAACAATACCCCTTAATTGCCTTATCTGCTCTTGCGGTGGAAGATGTATAGAACTTACGTTACCTTTGCTCATTTAAATATCCCTTCTAAAAATTTCCTTATACGTTCTGTTGTGGTAGGCGGTGAAGACTGCTGATGCATTACATTTACAGAAGATACACCACCCCTGTAAAACCGCGTTATTATCTCACCTGTAAAATCAGGATTATCTATAACACAGGCCATCATTGATGTTAT